GTAGTAGCACTATAGCGGACAATAATCTTTTAAATTACCTGAAAAGTGATCCTGCAATTAAACAATCAGCTCTAGATGCCATTGCAAACCAAGCAAAATATTACGGTTGTCATGGTATGTGGGAGTTAAGAAATGTATACCCAACTAATATTGGATCAGTGCAGTTGAACAATAATGAAGCAAGAATTATGACATTGACTGTATCATTTAACTTTGAAAGATATAGATTCTATGCTAAACCACTTTATAATGGCGGTAACAACAAAGAATTTATTGTTGATGATCCTGCATTAAGAAACAACGTACAGTTGAATCAACATGGTGCACATGTATCAACAGGAGATGCAAATGGATTTGGATTTAGTAAAGGACCTATGAATAATGACAATTACTGGTAGGTCGCATATATAATTTGGACTTTTATTCCCAAAATACCCCGAAAAAAATTCGTCCCAAAAAATGACCCTTTAGGGTTTTCAACTAAATAATTACAACTGAAAATATATTATTATGGCACTTCCCGTATTAAATACTCCGAAGTTTAAACTTAAACTTCCTTCTGATAACAGAGTGGTGAATTATAGACCTTTTCTTGTAAAAGAAGAGAAGATTCTATTAATTGCAACTGAAACTGGTGAACAAGCAGAATTAATCACTGCTATTAAGAATATTATTAAAGCATGCACCGATATTAAGGATGTTGAACATTTATCAACCTTTGATATTGAATATGTTTTCTTACAGATTAGAACCAAGTCTGTTGGTGAATCTGTAGAAGTACAGGTGACATGTCCTGATGATGGTCAAACACAAGTTCCTGTTTCTATTCCTTTAGACCAAATTAAAATTCACAAGACTAAAGGTCATAAAAAGGAAATTAAATTATCTGATCAAATCGTTCTTACTATGAAATATCCAAGTTTGGATGTTTTTGTTGAAATGAACTTTCAAGACAATGAAGGTGGAGTCGATCAAGTCTTTAAGATGGCAGCTGGATGTATCGAATCTATTGCAGATACAGAACAGGTATATGATTGTAAAGACTTACCAAAAGAAGAACTTTCGGCATTTCTAGATCAAATGACTTCTGATCAGTTTAAGAAAGTGCAAGATTTCTTTGAGAGTATGCCAAAACTACAGCATGTATTAAAAGTGAATAATCCTAACACAGGTGTTGAAAGTGAAGTAAAACTTGAAGGACTAGCGGCTTTTTTCGCATAGCCCTGATGCACGCTGATTTGCAAGGTTATTACGAAACTAATTTTGCATTAATTCATCATCATAAGTGGCAAATTGAGCATATCGAAAATTTGCTGCCTTGGGAAAAAGAGATCTACATGAATTTGTTAGTACAATTTCTCGAAGAAGAGAATCAACGAATGAAGGATCAACAGGCTAAGAGTGGCTAAAATTTCAATGTACAAGTTCATTAATCCAGGTAGTGCTGCCTCGACAGTAACTGCCTCGAATGAAGCAGCTCGTACAACACTTTTGGCAACTAATAGACTAGGTGTTTCAGTATCTGGAATTGCAAAAACTGTTAATAATCTTGAAAAAATTTATAAAGCAAGTGCAGATAACGAAAAACTTGTAGAAATAGCAGAACGTAGAAGAAAGAAAAGAGAGCAAGATAGACTTAGAGAAGAAGAGATAGAAAGTCAAAAATTACTGGATGGTAAGGATCTTGAAAAACAGGCAAAAGACGCAAATAGTACAAAAGGTAAATTTGGTAGTAAATTAAAAGATACACTTTTAGGTGGTTTCCAGAAGGTATTAACATCTATTATCGCTTTCTTATTAAAACTGTTTGCATTAACAGAGTTAAAAAATTTAGAAGCATGGTTTAATGATAAAGCTGCACAGGAAAGAAGAAAAGAATTTGTAGAAAATTTTAAATATGTCTTTGAGACATTTCTTAAATGGGGAAAAAGATTAGTAGTTGATGGTATAGCTAAACCTTTTAATCAATTAATAAATGGAAAGACTTTTGTAGAAAAATTACAAGGATTAGGTAAACTCGTACTAGGTTTAGCAGGTTTAACTGTATTATTAAATCCATTTGGGACTATGGATGCTATTCTCAGTCTTTTGGGAATGGATTTTTATCGTGATAAGTCTCAAAGAGATAAAGGTAAAGGAAAAGATAATAAAGGTAGAACTTCTCCAAATAAAAATAAACTTAAAAAGACCAGATTACAAAATAAAGCAGATTTACTTAAGAAACAATATGGAAAAAATGGTAGAACTGCATATGATAAATTTAGAGCACAAGGTGATACTCATGCACAGGCATTAAAAAAAGTTGAGAGATTAAAACGTCAAAGACCAAATTTATTTAAACCTAAAGTTCAACCTACGACATCAGGTTTAAGTCCTACAGGAGCAAAAACAGGTATTGCCACTAAGTATGGAATGAAAAGAACTTTTGGTCGTGGTGCCTTGAAGTTTATGGGGAAAGCCAATGTAAAACTACTTGGTAAAGCATTCAATCAGACTTTTGGTAGGATACCTATTTTTGGAACTATACTAACAGCAGTATTTTCAAGATTACAGGGAGATCCTTGGGGAGCAACTATATTCAAGACTGCAGGTGCAGGTGTCGGTGGTGCATTAGGATCATTCCTATTACCAGGTATTGGTAGTTGGATTGGTTTAATGCTTGGTGAATACGTAGGTAATTTACTATATCTCGGATTCCAAGGTGGAGAAGGTGGAACTCAAAACTGGAAAGCAGCTGGTAAAAAATTAAAAGAAGATGCAGCTGCATTTATAGGACAAGTCAAAAATATCTTTGATTGGATGAAGACGAGAGTAGCAAAATTCTATAAAGGTATACCAAAGATAAAAATACCAGATTTTCCTAAAGATCCTCCTAATTGGATACCACCTCTCGGTTTTGGATTGAGAGAGAAGATATATGGTGGTGCTAAAATTGCTATAAAAGCAATGCTAGGTCCTATAGGATTCTTAATGGGTAAAGAGATCCCCAACGTTGCTTGGATGATGGAAGGGTTTGGATTCAAGAATACTCTACCATTACTTCACAAATCATTCTTTAAATCTGATCCTGTTTCTGAAGGAGAAAAGACCGAAGGTCAGGCAATGGTTGGTGCTGCAAGTGAAGAAGAAAAAAAGGCAGGTGATGATACATCAGGAACAAAGAAACTCAAACCTTCTCCGAAAGAAGGACAGAGTTATGATACAATGCCTTTTGTACCTGCTGAAGATTATAAAGGTGTAGAATCTGACAATGAAAGATATGGTGATACAATGCCCGAAGGTGCTTTTGGCATTAAGAAAAAGAGGTTAAGTCCATATGAAAGAAAATTTGGTAAGAAACATAATCCCCTATCAACTATAAAAGATAGAGGATTGTCCTATGAGACAATGCCTTTTATACCTATGAACAAGTACTTAGGTGTAGAATCTGATAATGACAGATATGGTGATACAATGCCAGATGGAGCCTTTGGTATAGGTTCTAAATCTACTGATATAATATCAAGACACTCTGTTGGTTCGTCAAAAGATCAACCTAAATCAGCACTTGATACAGTGCCAGATGGAAGTTTTGGTATAGGTTCTAAATCTACCGATGTAGTAAGTAGACACTCTACTGGTCATTCTGCGAAGAAAAAACCTTGGTGGAAGTTTGGATTTGAAGAAGGTGGACATGTACCACAATATCTCTTTGGATTTGTTAAGAGTATATTTAAAGGTGTTACTAAGGTAGTTAGTAGTGTTGTTAGCACGGTAGGTAAAGTTGTTAGTAGTGTTGCCTCAGTTGCTATGCCTATCTTGAGTGTAGCAGCACCATTTATCCCTGCGTTGGCACCGATTATGCCATTTATGCAAGCAGCTCAGGCAGTGTCTGCAGTTGCATCTGGTAACATTATGGGTGCTATAGCACCTGCTATGGGTGCATTAGGTGGATTCTTCCCAGGCACCTTTGGTGCAGAATCTGCCTTTGGTTCGTTTATGAGCAATAATCCTATAGGAAAGGCAATAGGTGGATTTATGACTGGTGGTGTATCTGGTGCATTAGGTAGTCTTACCAGTTTCTTACCTCAAGGTTTCCAAGATTTCTTAGGTGGTATTGGTGGATTTATGAATAAATTCCCTTCGATAGGAGGTATTATAAGTGGAATACCTGGTTTAGGTGGTATATTAGGATCATTTGGAGTGACAGGTGTAGAAGGTGGAGGATTCTCTCCATTGAGTTTGTTTGGTGATGTAGCAGAGAGAATGGGATTTGGTGGTATATTTAAGACAGTGACTGGTATGATATCAGGTGGTGGACCTAATGCTATTATGGAGGGTATTCGAGGTATGGCACCTGAGTTGGGTGTTAAACCTGAGGCATTGGGTATATTTACTAATAGAGGTACAAACTCACGTAGTAATCATTTAGATAGTAAATCAAATTCGATGTCAAAAGCATATGCGATGCAATCTCAGTTAGAGTTTATTCCTATGCCTATGATTATTGAGAAATTAACTCCTATTAGTAAAGCAGTTCCTGTCGGAGGGCAATAAATATTAATTATGAACGTTTCACCAACCAAAATTAACCTTTATAAGTTTGTCTCTACAACAGGGATAGCTGCGGCTAGTGATGCAAAGAAAGAAGAAAAGGCAACTATAGGTATACAAACAAAACAAGTTGAAGCAATAAACCAACTTGGTGGAGTAGTTAATGGTATATCAGCGAGTCTTCTTAAGATAGAAGCGATAGAAATAGCACGTGCAAAAGCACTAGCAAAGAAAGCAACAGAATTTGAACCAGAATATACAGAAGTCAAAAAACAAAAATTTACATTTGTAGGAAAATTATTAGAAGCATTTAAAGCACCTAATTTCCTAAAAGGTTTGTTGCAGATGCTTGGTGCTCTCTTCAAAATGTTGATTGGAATACCTGTGTTGAAATGGTTGGCAGATGAGAAAAATCAAAAAACGATAGTAAATACGTTTAAGATAATATATGGAGTATTCAAGGCAATTAGTTCGTTTATTGCTAGTGCTTTTGTTATAGGTATCAATAGTCTTGCAAAAGCATTGAAGGGTGGTGAAAATATGAGCACTTGGCAAAGAGTACTTGCGTTTGCCAAGGGTATAGTAGCGTTTGGTGCTATAATTGTAGGACTTAAATGGTTAAATCCTCTTAGAATAGGTAAAACTATGAAGGAGATCGGTATGATCTTCAAAGGTTTTAATATGGCATTGTTTAATTTTAGAAATGCCTTAAGAGCAAGAAGAGGTTTAAAATCACTTACATATGGAAAAGGAGTTGCAGGTACAAAATTTTTAAGTAGAGGACCAGGAATACTGAAAGGTGCAGCAGTAGTTGGTGGTCTGGTCACTGTAGGTTCTATGGTGATGGGTGGTGATGCTGAGGCAGCAGAAGAAGGAGAAGAGGTAGTACCAGAAAGGAAGTTTGGAGGACCTATAGGTAAACAATATAATACAGGAAGAACTCTCAGTAAATATGGTGGTATGATTAGAGGTCCTGAGACTGGTTATCCAGTTTCAATGGACGGAGGTAAAACTACATCATTTATTGGTCATGGTACTGAGCAGGTTGTAAGTGATAAAAAGGGTGGTGGATATGTAATACCTATTAATAACGCTGCAACAAGAGCAAACCCATATTTGTCAGATTATAATAAAGTTGCAGCTGCAGGTATGGGTATGCCAAATGTTCCTGAGATGTTCTTAGGTGGTTTGTTTAAGGGTGCAGGTAATTTATTAAAAGGTAGAACTTGGGGTGGCGGTAGCTCCTTATTTGGTGGTGGTAGTCAAGCAAACACTGGAACAGGTAGAGACGGTGGATTTGGATTAGGTACACATGGTAAAGGCTGGCCAAGTGCATGGGATGGTAAACCAGTAGGAGGACAGACTCAGTCACCAAGTAAATCACCTGGTTTATGGGGTCAGATCGGAAACTTCTTGACTAAAGGTGATGGTCAAACCAGTGGTGCTGCCATGATAGGTAGAATGTTTGGTAATGAGCAAGCTGGTAGTGCTATTGGTAATATCATGGGTATATTCCAAGGTGGTGGTAGTGGAGAAGGTGGTAAGGCAACTGGTTGGGATATTATAAAAGGTATCGGTGGTGTTGCAGGTAATTTCTTAGGTGGATCTAAGGCAGGTGGTTGGATCAATACTGCAATGGGAATAGGTGACATATTAAAAGGAGACGGAAACTGGGCATCTAAATTTAGAGATATTGCAGGAAACTTTGGTGGTACAATAGCAGATCTAATTGGTGGTAAGACAGGAGCTGCTATTGGTGGTTTCATGAACTCATACTTCAATGGAACTGCAGGTAGTATTGGAGAAATGATAAGTGGCATGGGAGCACAGGCAGGTACAGGTCGTATCGCAGATGCTGCTAATCATCCTGGTTACTCTGGTGGAATGGGTGTCACTGATCCAGATGGAGGTATAAAAGCTGCTAAGATCCTTGGTAGACAAATGTTGAGTAGAGGAATGACAGTATATGGTCATCCTAATTTTAAAAATAATAAATTCTCAAAAGAAAATGCTGCAAATGAAAAAGGATATGATCCTGGTGGAAGACAACCTGTAGGTGGAGGACCTTTCCACTCTCAAGGATTGGGATTAAACATTGCTGACTATAGATCAGGTGATTATGGTGCAAGATTAAGAAACCTTGCTGACTTCTTAAGAGGTCAGATTGATACATTTAAGATTGTACAAGTTATATACGATAAGTGGGGTATGTGGTTTGCAGGTCAGAAGGAGAAGAAAGGACCTAGTAAATATGGATATCCAGATTCTATTGGTGTTGGAGTTGCTCCTAAAACACCTGAGGATACTGGTGTAGGTTCACAACAGGCAGTAGCAAATAGTCAAAGATCTATAATGAAGAAGGCACTAGAAGGTGGCGATGGATCTGTAGGTAATACTGCATTAAACATTAGAAAGGTAATGAATCAAGCAGAAGCAGCAGATGCGGGTGCTAAAAAATCTGATTTTGGTGGTAATTTCTTTATAGATTTACTTAAAAAAGGAGAGGATAATAAAATTAGTAATGCTTTTATGACAAAGAGTGACTCAAAGATAGGTTATGATGCTTTTACATTAGCACAAGATAATGAGGGACTAACTAACTTCTTGTATAAGAAAGGTGCTAATGAAGACCAAGCAATGAATTATATGAATTTAATTGATGGTGATCTGTTTACAAAAACCCCTTTATTTAATAATGATGATGATTTCTCTTTCTCAGATACATTCAAGATTGGTAATAGTATGTTTACCAAAGATGATGGTAAGTCTGCCACAGATTTCTATGCTAAGAAAAATATGGGCATCACTGATAGTGAGGCTACACAGAAAAAAGATAATCAATCACAGAGAAGAGGCACAGCATTTTCAACTAGCAAAAAAGATGGTGAAAGTTTAATATCTAAAGCACCTAAGACTCAATCTCCTGTAAGTACAGCGAGTGGTGCAGGATCAAACACTAGCTCTGATGATAAACAAAGAGATTACTATAATAATAAAGCAGCAAAGGAGAGAGTTCATGCTACTAATGCTATGCATGAAAAGATTCAAGCAACTATTCAAACAGCACTTGCATCAGTCCAAGCACACAATAGTTCAGTTCAAGCTTTGGTGCAATCAGAAAACCAAAAGGTTATGCAGATGCAGAAAAATGCTCAAAGTATGATGGCAAAAATAAAAAACCAACAACAACAAAAAAGACAACAAAATCAAAATCAATCTGCGGTCGCTTAAATTATGCCAAGTACAATAAGAAAAAGTTCTATACAAATATCCAGACCTGGTGAGGCACAGTATCGTCTTAGCATGTATAGAGATGGTGAAAGATTACAGAACAAAGAAGGTGCATTTGATCTAATAACTTTTTGTAGAGGTTGGGAGATATATGAATCTATAGAATTGCATACAATGGAAGCTCAGTTTATATTTGAAGATGCTGCAGGTTTGATGGGTGCATTAACAGGCACAGAGGTATTCAAGTTAGAAATACAAAGTTTTCCAGTAGATAGAACATATTACTTTAGGTCATATGGGATATATGATAGGATAAGAGCAGGACAAACTAATGAAGTATATTTTATTAAATGTTATAGTGATGAGTTCATGAAGAATGAATCTGTCAATGTGTTTGGTAATTCAGAGGTTATATTTAATAATAATGCAAAAGCAGAAAATATTATTGAGACATTAGTAAAAGATAAAAATTATATTGGATCTTCAAAAAGACTTTTTACTGAGGAGACACTAAATGAACATTCATTTATTGCACCTAATTGGAGACCATTTGATGTTATACCTTGGGTCTTGTTAAGAACTATTCGTAAATCACAAAAAGGTGGTAGTTTACAGAATGGTTTTGTATTCTTTGAAAATTCTCTGGGATTTCATGCAAAATCATATGATAAAATGATCGAGGATATAGAAAAACAAAGAGAAAACTTTGAGACAAGTCCTATCACAGGACAAGCAAAGATGTATCAATATGTTCATGATATAAAAAATACAGAAAGTCCTATTGATAATCAGTTCTTGATTGACTCAGTTGTATTTCCTGATGAGGCAACAACTATGGCAAACTTGAGACATGGGATATATTCTGGTTATAGTGTTGGATTTGATCCTGTATCAATTACATCATCTAAGATGGGATTGAGTAAAGATATGTCAAGCACAGCATATAATTATAGTCTTGAAGATATCTGGCCAAGAATGGCACATCTAAACGCAGGTAAATCTGTAAATCCATTGGTTAATATGGATACTAATGTTAAAGATCATATGTACAAACCGAAAAGAATTAGATATTGTGGTTTGCCTAATCAATCATTTGACCCTAAGTTTCAGAATAATCCTCAAGCGTCTTATGAGCAACTTGCGGAACTACAAGCATACAGGTATATACGGAAAGCAACACTCAATCATATTAACCTTAAAATTACTATACCTGGTAATTTAGACTTATATCCTGGTTCTGGTATTGACATTATAATCCCTAGTATCGCTAAGTCTGGAGGTGGATATGGAAGAAGTACAAATATCGATCGTAAGTATAGTGGGCGTTACCTGATAAAGAACTTGACACATTCAATGACTCAAGATAAAATGAGAACAGACTTAGAATTGATGAAGGACTCAGTTTTAAGATAAATAGTTCTGTATCAAAGAGGTACAATATGAAAACAATAGAACAACACATACAACACGACAAAGATCTAATCGAAAATCCAATGTCATCACCTGCAGCACGCAGACATGCAAAAGCAGAACTTCATGAACTTGAAGAGTATGCAGAGCATCATAAAGAAGAGATTAAAGCAGGAGATCATCATGATCCTAATGCACTAGAAATCTTCTGTGATTTACATCCTGATGAACCAGAGTGTTTAATCTATGACGATTGATGACTATCTTTTAGGTCATTGGCACAACAGACAACAAGCACAAAGTAATCCCCATTGTTTTTCTCAATGTGAAATAATATGGGAAAAAGAAGGGGATTTTTTTATTTCAAAAAACTTTTATAGATCTCAAGAGCATAATCCATATAGACATAAAAGACATAAATGGGTACAAACGTCCTCCACGACTGGTATTATGGAGAATTATCGCCTTGACTTGACAAGACATGAAGAATGTGATATGATGTTTATGTTTCACGATGAATCGTGGCATGGTAAACTTGACAGTACGAAATGTCTCGGTCAACGAGGCAATCGTATTGTTTCAGAAATACATTTGTATGGTGACAAACTTACTTCAAAGGATCAAGGGTTTGACGATAAGGGAAATGTCGTTTGGGGTTCTCCTAATTTGTTTCATTTCCTTCGGCATTAATGCTTGTACAGCACCAGTGACAGATCCTACTCCTAATCCTTCAACGTTATGGAAATTAAAGAAAAATTAAGAGCACAGGTAAAAAGTAAATTTTACTACTGGTTCTGGGGGACAGCAACTTTATCGGTATTCATAGGTCAAATATATGTTGGCAGTGGCTATCGTAGAATGGCAGATACACATGATGCTATTTCTGCAGATATAAACTTATTAGTAGAAGTATTGACAATGCCTTTGGAAAGACAAGTACCAACATACCCGAAATATTATTAAGAAAATCAAAAGAGATTCTTAAGATACTGGTAAAATGTTAGGGTTTCGTGATAAAATAGTATCGACAAATACAAAACAACATGAGTGGAGACAATTTGCACGGTAAGCAACCAATTAAATTTTATTCAGAGAGAATAACTCTTACAAAAGAGGTGTTAATTCGTATGCATACCGAAAAAAATAAGAATGAACTAAAAAGACCTTGGAGAACAGGAAGTCTACTACAGGGATAAATAATAAAAAGACTGTGTAAATAAATGGCATCGACCATTGATGGTATATTTAACGAAAGAGAAGTAAACTTTGTCGGTAAAGACGGTTTTTTCTGGTGGGTAGGTGAAGTTGAAGATAACGAAGACCCTATGGAACTTGGTAGGGTAAAGGTTCGTATTCTTGGATTTTATACAAACTTTCAAGGAGGAACAGTAGCAGACTTACCTTCTACTGCACTTCCTTGGGCAACAGTATTACAACACACATCACAAGCAGGAAATGATGGACAAGGAGAATCTTCTGGTCAACTTCAACCTGGTGCTATTGTTATGGGATTCTTCATGGATGGAGAACATGCACAAATGCCTATAGTTATAGGTGTGATGAGAGTTAATAAATCAGATGCAACTAAAAAAACAAGAGACTTTGCTTTTACAGATCAAGAAATACCAGTAGGTGTAGCACCCAATAGTTCTGCTATACATCCTGGCGATAAAAATACAGCAAATCCATTAGCACCATTAAGACAGAGCACAAATAATACAGTAGGAATACCTGGTTCAACTACAACTGTAATCGGTGGTAGTGGATCTCCAAAAAATATAGGATCCTTTAAAAGTATAAATGGTAGTTATGCTAATCCAATTAAACCATTAGACCCTACACAACCAATACCTGCAGCAAATGGTGTTGGAGGACCTTGGAAAACATTAGAATATAAGTTATCATATCTCATAGAAGATCTTTCTAATACTGCTACTCATCTAGTAAAGGCAGAGGGTGGTGAGTATCTTGATTTAGTGAGTGGTAAGTTGATTACTAAGGCAGAGTTGACAGTTAATATTAATAATTACTTGGGTTCTTTATTTGCTCAAGTAATATCTGCTATGCGTCAAGCACTAATTAATCTAGCAGAGGATCTCAAACTTGCAAACATGCTCTTGTTATCTACAGGAGTTCCATATAATATAATAACTTCAGTTCAAACAGCAATTACAAAGGTATTAACGTCAGCAGTTTCTTTAGATGCTTCTATAGCAACATATACTGCTACACCATTGAAGACAGTCACAGATGTTCTTGACAAATATCTTGCTAATTGTGTAGATAAATCTACATTTGTTGTTAATACTGTAGATACTATTACATCTAATATAATTACAGACGTTGCTAAGATAATCAAAGACATTGGTGATCTAACTAAATCTATTACTACAACAGTAAATGGTGTAGGAGAAGCAACTACTATAATTACTGCGTGGGAAAACTCAACTGGTATATTTCATTTACAGGATGCAGTAAGATATGATGTTGTTAATATTTCAAGTATCATACAACTCATTAATGACTTTGATAGTAAAATATCCAATAGACCTATCAATACAAGTAAGTCTTTAGGATGGTATCCTTTAGTTGGTATTACAGATAAAGCAAAGACAGAAACTATATTCAGTGACATATATGATGATGCAGATCCATACCTAACTTCTGCAAAGAATCATATCAATGGTTCTTATGAATTATATCTGGGAACACCTGGTCGTCAGGGTGAAGTACAAAAGAAAGTAAATGGTACAACTCATACATCTTTATTGTATAACAACTCACATTACGCAGAGAAAAAAGCAAGAGATCAATATAGAAAAGACAATCCTGATGCTACCGATGCAGAGATTACAGCAGCAGTTGAGTCATATAGACTAAAACAGACTAATAATAAAGGTGATATTGGATCAACAGTAGCAGATCATATATCATGGGCAGGTGTATTAACACAAGAAGTTCATGGTGATGATTGTAAATTAGTAAATGGATCTTACGCAAGAACTATTGATGGTGATTATCATCTTAAGATAACTGGCAACTGTCATTTAGAAGTAGGAGGAGGATTCTTCTTAAGTGCTGAGGGGTATGATTCAACTACAAACACAACACAGAAACATGCAATTAAATTTGGATCTGATGTTGATATGAATATTGTAGGTGCTGCACTAGAAATGCATAGTTCTGAGTTTAGATTAAATTCTACTGTATCTAAGATAACTGGAATACAATATGAAAACTCATATCAACAGCAATCAAATAGTGGATTAGAACTAACTTTTAATGCAGAAAGTTCTATTCAAATAGTCACTCCACATATATTAGAACTAATCAATACAGAGAAACCAACAAGCAATAAACAACTTGTTGGTAAGAGAACTGTAGTAAATGGTGGTGTAGAGATTATGATGAAACCAACCAAAGCATCTGATTACTATGTTTCTCTCACTAATACCAAGGCATCATATAAACAGATAATACCAGACTCATATACTATCAAGAGAGGTAGTGCCACTCTATCAAGTGTCTAATACCACTTGAC